AAATTATCTTATATAAGAAACGCGTACAATATCTCCTGTCTGAGGAATAGCTCCTGTTAAGAAAGTTACTGTAGCACCTGATATAGTATAGTCATTACCGGTTCCTACATTCTGTAAAATACCGTTTACATATACTGATTCAGATCCAACTACTGGAGTACTAGCAAGAGTAAATGTTGCATTTGATCCATTCACTGTACCTGTTGGAATTTCTCTTACTATAAAATCAGATTTAGCAAGAATTGAAGCTGTAGCTACAGCAATTGAAATAGAACCAGATCCGTTTGTTATAGTTACGCCAGTACCAGCTGTAAGGTTAGCTACAGTATAGTTAGTACCGTTACCGATCAAAAGTTGACCGTTAGTAGGTGTAGTAGTTACACCAGTACCACCGTTACCTACGGCAAGTGTACCACTAATATGTGTAGTAAGACCAACCTTACCATAGCTTGGAGCAGTACCAACGCCACCAGAAATCAATACGTTACCTGTTGCTACGCCTGCAAGTCTAGCAAGAGTTGAAGTAGTGTCAGCAAATAGGATATCACCAACTGCATAAGATGTCTGACCAGTACCACCCACGTTAGCAGCAATAGTTGTAGCTGCCCATGAACCGGTAACAATCGCACCATCTTTTCTTACAGCAAATCTAGCTACACCTCCTGTTTGATATTCTATAAATCTTGAACCCGCAGCAGAAGCTGTGTCAGTAATGTTAACCAATTCACCTACAAAACTTACCGCACCTGCGTTCCAAGTCTGGGTAGATGATCTATAAGGAGTACTTGTAGTAACAGTACCTGCTGTTATAGTTAAACCAGCAAAGGTTGGTGTAGCACTAGTATGAATATTTTGAGGAAGAGATAATGTAACCGATCCAGTAGATGCAGATACAGTCACTTGGTTAGCAGTACCAGTCAATGCGGTAACACCAGTGTTGGCAATTGTAATACTACCAGATGCGTTTGTAACACTAATTGCAGTACCAGCAGTTAATGCGGCTACAGTATATCCTGTACCATTACCAATGAGCAACTGACCGTTTGTTGGAACTCCAGTTACTCCAGTACCACCACGAGCAATTGGTAAAGTTCCACTAGTAAGTTTATCTGTACTGTGGTTAGGAATATCGTTTGCTACTAAAGCTCTAAACGATGGGTTACCTGCTGCGGCATCAGGAGCGGCAAGAACAAAGTTTGCAGTTTGAGAACCGTAAGCAGTGTTGATATCAGTTGCATTAGCAGCTGCTGCTTGAGAAATTCTACCATAAGAATCTACATCAAACTTACGCAGTCCAGCTGCAACTGTTGAGCCTACTGATACAGTGGCAAGGTCAATACTGTCAGCGTTAGCCACAATACGACCAGCTGTACCAATTACATCAATCGTGTTACCGGTCTTTGTTAAACCAGTACCTGCTGTAATTTGACCTGCACCAGAAAACTGAGTAAAGGTAAGAGCTGTAGTATCTAGTGTTATAGGTCCGTTTGTAGTAAGAACATAACCATTGTCACCGTTAGCAGTACCTTCTTCTACAAAGACAAACAACCCTGGTGTTACTTCAGCAGAAATGTTTGCATCAATTGAACGTGCCCATGCTCCAGCAGCTACTACGTAGATACCGTTCTGAGAACCGGTTGTTTGATCTTTTACAAGGACTCTGTCACCTGCTGCTACAGTTACACCATCAATTGTCTGAGTAGCAGACAAAGTAATGTTAGCTGTAGTGGCTACACGTACAGAATCTTTAATATCTAAAGCCTGTTTTACAGCGTCAACATAAGCTTTGGTGGCAGCATCCTGTGCATTTGTCGGATCTGCCAGATTTAGAATACGAAAGTTTTGAAAGTCAACGTTATCTGTGACTAACAACTGCTGTTTCGTACGAACTTGAGTAACTGGCATAGTTTTATGTTTTAATTATTTTAGGGTTTAATGTAATCTACTGTTATAAGATCCCCAGCATCTGGAGCATTTGTAAAAGTTATCTGATTGTTTCCTGTCTCTACATAGTCATAGCTTGCCCCGCGTGTGTAACGAATACCGTTAACAAAAACTCTTGTAGTACCACTTGTAAAGTTTCCACTAAGGGTAAATATTTTATTGGTTCCATTTTTAGTACCTGTAATATTATAATCATAATCTGTTACAAATACTGTTGCAAGAGCAGCTCCTCCAATATCAGATAATAGCTGAGCTCCAGTGCGGTATTTAACTGCACCAGAATCAACAACAAGAAATTTGTCTGTATCTGTAGTAGCGTTGGGTACACTGTTAAGCGTAACTGCTCCTTCTACTACCAGACCGGCTCTTGCCAGTATGTCTGATAGAAACTTCATTTAGTTAGTTTATTACAGTGAGCTTACAATAACACGATATGTACCTGAAATTGGAGATCCAGAAAAAGCAAGAGTTACTACGTTTGCAGAAGTTGTAGTTACATCACAAAACACAGTCTCACCTGCTGAATCTGCAACTCTTACCATTAAATCAGTTGTACCAAGGTTATGTGTCACAGTATAGTTACCTGCTGTAGTTACTACTACGTTTGCTGAATGCTTATAAGTAGCAAGATTTGTTTTTAACTTAAGAGGTGTAACGATACGTGCATCATCTGTACCGGTATTTGTCTCAGCTTGAGTAGCAAGCTCTGCAATACCTGTACGAGTTTCTGTTGCTGAACGTCCAGCTAATTTAAGCGGAGTTACTGCTGCAGTATCACTCAACCCATCATTTGTTTCGGTTTGAGTAGCAATCTCTACAAGACCTAATATAGTTTCTGTAGCCTGGTCACGGTTAACTTCTAACTGAACCCAGTCTGAAGCAAGAGTAGTAGAAGCATTGTTTATTTTAGCAATGATTACATCACCAAGATTAAAAGCTACACCACCAGTTGTACCAGCAGTAGTTACATACCAGTAGTCACCAGCTTTAGTACCTGCAACTGGAGAAGATCCAACAGGAAAAGTTCCAGAAGCAGCACTCCAACCTCCTTCCAAGTTACCAAGAGCACCGATGTTTGCATCAATGTAAGTCTTGATAGCACTAGATGTAGCAAGTGTAGTAGAACTAGAACTTGCCATGTCTGTAATAACTGTTACTTCTGCAACATCAGCTGTACCTCCAGAAAGGTTACCTAGTACTCTTAATGCAGCAATCTGCTGAATTTTACCAAGAGTTACAGCATTGGTATTAATCTTTATAGTAGTAACTGCAGAGTCAGCAAGTTTAGCTGTAATGATACCTAAGTCTTTTACACGAAGAGTATCAGCATTAATTTCAATAGTAGCATTATCTACATTGACGTCAAGAGTTACCTCATCACCGTCAGGAGTATAGGTAGCAGTAAGACCGCTACCACCAATTACACTACGAAGATCACCTGATACATCTACCCACGCAGTACCGTCCCAAAAATAAATACGAACGTCTGTAGTGTTGAAGTAAATTTGACCGGCTACAGGTGATGCCGGAGCCGAAGCCAGATTCTGTAACGCTACGTTCAGTATCTGATTTTTGGCGAGGTCTAGGTTAGTTAAAAACTTTTTTGCCATGGGGATCTAGATTATATATTAATTAATTAAAAAATGCTTTTCCACTAAAAGGAGCTGAAAACTTTATAACAAGCTGTGTATCTGTTACATACTCTACTTCACCAATTACTTCATTGTTAGCTGAGTCAACCACACTAACCGAAGGGAATTTACCCAGATTGTGAGTGATGGTCCACTGTGCAGAAGCACTTGGCTGATTGTGAATATGAGCATACTTGTATACATCTGCTGTAAAGGTTGCGTCCCTATAGTTTAATGTTATAGTTCTATCTGTGTTTGTACTTGTTACATCCACGCTCATTACTGAACGGTCGTAAGCCTCTCCTATTTTATGAAGATCACTTTGTGTAATACCTATCTGAAGCCAAGTGTTACCGTTCCACGCAAAAAAGGTATCCAATGTACTATCGTATACTACTACACCTTCATCTGCAGAGTTATAACTAGAAGCAAGAGCAATTCTTTCTGCAGTTGTCACTGGATGCAAACGAGCATTTAAAAGCTGATTTGTACCAAGATCTAAATCATAGTAATACTTAACTGATGTCGGTATAGATGGTATTTCTTCTGACATTATGATAAATATGCTTTACCCGCTACAGGGGTGTTAAAATAAATCTTGATTCTGTTATTATCTACCACATCTAGTATACCCACTATATCATTACCTTGAGCATCTTCAGTAGTTACATTAGGTATCAGATTCATACCATGATTTATATCCCACATTGTAGCAGGCGTAGTCTGGGTATGAACAAATGAGCTGTTTTGGTTTATAGTAATAGCCGGGTTAAGATTAATCCTGGTAATACAACCACCAGAGTTAATTTCTATAATGTTTTGGCCACCCTGAGCAGCACCACCCATGTAGTTAAGTCCCATAGCTGGAGCCTTACCCTCGTCAGAAACAATAAAGCCCGTACCACCTTTAGAGTACAGGACATCATCGTATTTCACACCCAACCAGGTCTTATACTGAATCTTAGTTTCTGAAAGAGCTCCGTCATCTTCATTAGACTCCCATTCTACCAACTCCTTACGCATACTGATAAGGTCCTGATCCTGCTCAGGTTTGCAGGAACCAATACCGTAACGCATCTGCTTATACTTGCGATGTATTACGTCAGCAAACTGCTTGTAGTATTTAACCTTGTTGGGTAGATAAGTTCTCATTTGGTGTCTGATTCTGGGTTTTTATCTGCTGCTCATATAAAGCAACACAGGTACTGCATACTTTCTTTCCATCTGATGCTGTTCTGTCTTGGCATCCGCAGGTAATTTGTGACCCGCAGTTAGGGCATGTTCTCATGGGTTTTTGGTTTTTATGTTTATTTAGCAAGTTGAGCAGGAGTCCGAACAAAGATTGTTCGTTATCTTATCCAGCCTCTTCTTGGCATAAAGCAAAAGCTCCATACCGGCTTCCGGATCATGGCAGTATTCCACTTTAGCTTTGGCAGCTTCAATAAAGCTCTTGATAAGTCTTAGTTCCTTAAGCTGCTCTTTTACATCAGCATCAGGCTCACAGGCTGCCATTTCTAGTTCACACAAAAGATTATGATAACGGTTGTTGGTCTGGGTCACACGGAGGTGATTGTACTCAACAAACACAGAAGTATTAGGAGATACAGAATACCTAATTGTATAAATACCATCAGGTAAAGCTTGTACAGCTTCAGAACAACCGGTCTTTTGTAGACCAAGTGTACAGGCTGTAAGTGTAGAATTAAACCCAGGCAGGATCTCAATGTTTACAGGCAGGTTAAAACCTGGAGAAGTGATGCTTAAAACACCACAGTCTTTACCAACACCATTAGCGTAGATACTGGTGTCGAATATGCGTAAAACCTTGATATTGTTAGTATCAGGCAGCTCTAAACTTAGCTGGTGTTTGCTTGCCATCTGGGTAAACTTTAAGAATTTATAGGAGTAAAAGAACAGAGGTTCTCAATAATAATATACTGATTTTTTGGGAGTTCTCCAAAAAACAAAAGGGAGGGGACACTAAGTCCGCCTCCCGTTTTGTATAAGGTATCTAGATTGCTTAGAAGCTCTCCAAAGCAACTGCATTACCGGCAGCAGTACAGCTGTTGATTACGAAGTTAGTAATGCTAGCAGTAGCAGTTCCAGCAGGAACATGAAGTACTAACAAATACTGATCGTTATCAAATGTACTAGTTGGGTTGTTGAAACGAGGCACATTGTGCAAGATCAACACCTGATCGTACAAACCGTTACGGTTTACGGTAGCCAAAGCAGGATCTGCTTCGATCTCACGCATACGTAAGCTGTCTACACGAGAACTGTCAGGGTATGCATTCTGAAGGTAACGACCATCTAAGATCAATTCACGAAGTACAGTCTCACCAAGACCAGATACTTGTGTAGGAACTTGAGACTCAGAAACTGAGATGCACTCTACTTTGCAAGGATCACCAGACTCGTCAACTACAGAAGCGTAGATAAACAAAGGCTCTAAGCCATAAAAATCAGTAGGAGTAAAAGTACAGTTACCGAAAGTTGTGTCTACATAAGCAGCAATAATGTCCATGTGGCTATTTACATTGCCTAAGCTAGAAGTAGCAGGAACATATGTTGCAGATGCAGCAGGATCAAAAATAGCTGCGTTAACGTTTGTAGAAGAAGTAGCAGCACGGCTAAGAACTACGTTAGCGTTACCAGTAGAAGCTGAATCAGCAGCACCTACAGATACAACAAGTGTATTAGCAGGGATACCAGCAGCAACCACTTTGTCACCAACTGTGAACTTAGTACGGTCAGCATTAGCTACAACAATAGTTGCAGATGCAGCAGTAGGATCAATAGCTACACTACCGTGAGCTTCAACCCATACTTTAGCGTCTACAAAATCTTTTAATAAAGGCTCAGAGTTAATCTGATCTGCCCACTTCAAAAGAGCCACAGTGTGATCAATAGCAGCATTGTTTGCATCACAGCAACCTGTGTAAGCATCCAAAGTTTGATACAACTGATGGTTTAAGAAACGGAGAGCAGGAGAACCTTTAACATCAAGACGAAGACGTACAGTGCTGTCACAAGCAAGACCTGCACAAGCATTAGCTTCTACTTTGATGATTTGGTTTACAGCAGCCTTACCAGAAACTTTGATAACGCGGCTTACATACTTAGGGTTGATAGCCTTAGACTTCTTAGACTCTTTGTAACCACCGTGAACGGGGCCAATCTTGTCAGAAGCGAAACGACTACCTTCAGCTAGGATAAACGGAGCAGCCTGAGCGGTTACAGTTTGGAAAGTCTTTGCATCAAAGAATCCAATCTGGCCACCAGTCAAATCTGCAGTAGATCCAGAGCTAGCAAGAGTTGTGCTCGCAGGCAAAAAACTCTTACGAAACGCATGAGGAAAATACATGGTGTTTAGATTTAGGGGTTAATAAATAAAAAATTAGCTTAAAAACATTAGTTTATACTTGGTAGAAGCTATCAGACTCTTTATCTCATCTAGCTGATTCACTACTTCTGAGAACGGCATAATACGTTGCAGTTCTACTATTTCGTTGTACAGCTCCTTCATGTGAGTCAGGGCTTCTTGTACAGAACTGCATTTTACTGCAGCTACTGTAGGATATTCCAGGAGTTTTTCACGAGCTCCCTGGTATTGCTCGGCTACTTTATCAACAAGACCTGGCATACCTTCATAAAAATCACCCAAAGCTTCATGGGCTGCGTGTGATCCTGGTCCTGTAATCTTCAGGTGCAACTGGTGTATTGATACAACCAAAGCCTGAGCATTGGCCACCATAGCTGCTGTTTCAGTACAAGGACCCATAGGGCTCGGTCTGGGTATGGTCTTTATCATTAGCTATTCTTTTGTACTTCTTGTGACTGTCTTTGATACTGGTTCATGCTTTCTATGTCACCGGCAAGAATAGCTGCTGCCTGATCTACTAAGATTTCAGCAACATCGTCTTTGAACTCACATTCCTGGTTGGCTGTAAAAGCCTGACCTGTAATGGGATTTACACAACCCTGAAACTGTACCTGGCGTGGAGTCCTGTAGTATACAAGTCCAACGTCTGTGATATTAAACTCACCATTGGTGTATACACGAAGTTTATCTCCTACCAGTGTACTCAAGGTCTCACCCCATTCAAAGCTAGGACCTTTAGTGTCAGAAGTTAGAAGAACACCCATATTGGCTTCTTCTACCTCATATACAACCATCTTACGTTTATCAGGGCAGCATTTACTGTTAGCGTAAACATCTGTCCTTACATAGTATAGATAGTCTGCAGGAAGCGTGGCTTCAAAGAACGTTTGTTTGTCTACTGGTGTCAGATCCTGAGATTTCAATATGACCTGCAAATCATCCACCAAACCGGTTGACTGTTCGGTACCTTCTCTACGCGTGTTTAGACCGTACATCATACGACGTACCCACTCCAGCTGAGCTTTGTTAAATGCTTCCTGGATCTGCCAACATTCTATGTTGTCATAGTCCAGGGAAGCCAGCTTATTCAGCCGCTGTTTGATCTTTATCTGTAGAAGGTTGTTGTTCATATTCTATTAAGCGTTCCAGTATTTCTCTACTTTTTTGGTAAGATCCACCAGAATCTCCTCGTTCAAAGGATTCTTCAGGTATTCCACCACATCGGTCGGTGTTCTTCCCATCATAGTACCAGTCTGCATATGATAGATAAACCCGTCAGCTTTAGTAGCTATGAACTTGTAATAAGAACTGTCCTTTACAATAGTCCGGATCTTTAATGTTTCCATATCCAGATTAGCGGTATCCAGAAATCTCTGGGCAGTCTTACGTTTATCTTTTTCTACAAGGTCTCCGTTAATGTACTTATCCATGTTATCATAGATAATATCATTTGGAGTAGACTTTTTGTACTGAGCACTGTTAGGGTCAAGCACCTTTGCTATATACAATAGCTTGTTCTGATTCTTGTCAAACAATTTCTGAAGTTCAGAAAGAGCTTTGTTACGCAACTTCTTAACCTCTGTTTGTACGGAAGCAGTTTCTTCCAATTTATCGAGGTAAAACTTAGGAGGAACCGGTTGACGACGGGCTTCTTCTAAAGATTTAGACACGATGGAAAACCCACCAGCCTCGATTGCGTAAAGTCTGATCAGATCATAAGGATCTTTTTCAGGCTCCAAGAATACAGGTTCGTTACCACAACGAATCTTTACTTTATCCCAGAAGTCAGCATTGTCAGGTTTCAAGAGTTTGATCTTGTTCCAGAACTGCTCATCAGCGGGGTCAACCACGTTGGCTGCAAGTTCTTTTTCTAGCTGAGCTACAATCTGACGAATCTGTTTGATCTTGGCTTCTTGTTCTTCTAACGGAAGTTCTTTTACTTCCGGAGCAAACTCATTTAAGCCAGTAAGGTATCTTTTGATACCGTTGATCTCTAGACAGGCAAGCTGTTCCTCGTGAAACGCTCCGTCAAAAAGGCTTAAGCCGTACTTCTGTAATCCCATATTGTCCACCATAGGATCAAAAAAGGGACGGATTGCAATACTGCTTCTTTTGTTTTGTGGGTACTTCTCCACAATGGTAACTGTACTCATGTTTGGTTTTTTTGGTTTTTCATAAGTGGCCGCATTTTGCGACCTCATATCAGAACCTGTCGAGAGTTGCAAGCTCTCCGTCTGATCAGACACGGTGTGCGTACAACAGGTTAGGGGGAAAACTATATAAAGACCTGGGTGCTGTTCTTATGGGAAGCAACCCAGGTACTGTTATAATTTAGAATGAGCCGCCTGTAACAGGGTTTCTCATCACGATCTTAAGAACCTTGGTAGGATCTTTCACCCAGATCGCTGGCATAGTCTGGCTCATGAACACACGGTAACCGTTGAAGTTTCCAGAAGACTGGAAGCCTTGTGTACGACCCATGTAATCCATTGTACCATTCTGATAGAACCACTTCAATTGATTATCCCAGCTTAACTTCAACAAGAAGATGTTGTCGTTAACGTTATCTGTGATATCAAATATGATGAAGTTGTAAGAAGATAATGGGAAACCATCAATGATTGGGTTCTCAATATCATTGGTGTGGATGTTATCAAACGCAGGGTTCAATACAAACTTAACGTTAGCCAAGAACGGAATAACGTACTGAGTGTATGCAAAACCGAAGTTTAGATCCATACCTTTACCAGTGATAGCACCGATTTCAGAAGCATTGATAACAAGACCGCTGTTGATAGCTTCCTTCTTAATTGCTTCGTTAACCAATTTCATACCACCAAGACCAGTTTGTACAACAAGCTGACGCTTAGGATCTGGACCTTGGAACTCAACCTTACCATTGAAGAAGTTGAAGATTTCAGACTTAAACAAGTCAAGATTGAAAGAACCTTTGTTGTAGATACGCTTGTAAGAGTTATCCAACTGCTTCCAAAGACCTACTGACAAACGGATATCATCTGGACCGTCTTGCTTAACACGTCCACCTTGTCCCCACATGAGGTAAGTTTCCATGTCGTTAGCAATCTTAGTCAAATGAGCAGCTTCAAGAGTAGTCAAGAATGTACGAGTCAACTGACCAGACTGGTAAGCTTTCTTTACATAATCTTTACCCATTTTAGAAGCCATGCTTTCAAGAGAAGTAACAGAAGGATCTTTAAGAGCCTCACTGTCAAAGTTTCTCCAAAGCTCAACTACAGGTACAGTACCGTCAGCTTTCATACCACCTTTCATCATCAAGTCTGCACGAGAGCTGATGCTGTAGTGTACGTGAGCTTCTGCACCACCTACATAGTTGTAGAATTCGCGGAAACCAGCTGATACGTTACCCAAATCTGAGAAACGCTCACCATATTCACCACGGGCAGAACCCTTACGGAATACTTTGGTCCCAACTTTTAAATACTTGTTGTCTAAAAACTTAGCATTGTCATTGTTTACAAGCTGTACTGTGTAGATGAAACCGTCACCAGCAGGGATAATATCGTCTGCAGTGATGTACATTTCAACACCGTTGTACTTGTCATAAGTGATGATATCACCATGACCAAAAGAACGCTTGTTTACTTTGATCTTGAAGCTCTGTCCGTCAATACCTTTAGTGGCATTAGCGGATTCTATATCTTCTGTGATATAGGGTAGATCCTGAGCTACAGGGATCTGCCATTTGTACTCACCACGTGCGTTATCTACAGAGATAACGTTCTTTCCTCCAAAGCTGGACATCTGGTACAAAGGCATTTCTACCTTTTGAGCCATAGCCCATAGATCTACGGGACCAAGATCAGTTGGTTCCGCACTCTTTAGGAGGTTTGAAAGGTGGTAAGAATCTACGTGTGAGCTAGTTTGATAGCTGGTATCTCGTAGAAATATACCATTGTTCAAAACTGGAGTTGCCATAGGGCATCGGATTTAGGGGGTTAATAAAATATTAGCGTTTAAAAATATTCTGAGGTCTAGCTATTTTTCTAGGTCTTTGATCATCTTCATCCTGGTAAGTAGAACTTTGTTTACGGCTCTGCTCAGTCTTGAGTTGGCGTACGGTTTGTTCTACTGCTTGGTTCTTTCCTTGCTTTACTAGGTTCTGACGATATTCATCAGGGTTAGAAAGTAACCAAAGAGCTTCTGCAATAAGTGGGTAGTCAGGTTCAACAAACTGGTACTTCTCTAAAAGATGACCGAGTAAGTTGGTTGGACGACCACTGATGGATGGATACTGAGGTTGTACAAGACCACTATAAAGTTGTGCTTGGGTTTTCTTGTCAAGTTTTAGACCGTTGATCTCTGCCGGACGAAGGGCTTCAAACACATTCTGCATATAAGCCTGTGCAGCTTGTTCCTGCTGCTGCTTTCTAGCTTCCTGTTCTACCAGCTGAGATTGCACGATTTCTTCCTGCATCTGATCCAACTTTGGTTTGAACTGCTTAGCTTTCTTTTCTAGCACTCCAAGGTCTTTCCAGGTATTTACTTCTTCTTCAATCTCCTCTTCTGTACCAAAACCGGTAGCACTGAGGTAAGATCTTACAATACCTTCTTGGTCTCCTTCGTCAGCAGGGTTCAAAGAACGAACCTGCTCAACCTGAGCCAGAGCTTGGAACAAACCTTTAAGGTCTTGTCCACCATCCATTACATACTTAGCTGCATATTGCAACTCATCAGGTAATGACTCAAAGAACTCTTTTGGAGTCTTGGCTGCTACTTCTTGCTTGAGGTTATCAACGTTAGCTTGCCAGAGCTCCTCTATATCTTTCTCTCCAAGACCACCAAGGTAGTCATCAAGAGATTGTTTACTTTCGTCAAAGTCATCAAAGGCAAACATTTCCTTTGACTCTATGCGTTTTTTTAGAAACTCTACTAGACCAGACTTTTCTGTACGAGGACGACCACCTTTGGTCTTCTTTTCCTCATCTTCTGTTTCCTCTTTACCTAGCTCGTCAAATACGTTACCAGATGTTTCACGGGAAACTAGGGGTTCTGTGTCCTTTTTATCTTCTCCTGCAGGCTCATCTTTGTTTTCTTCTTCATCGTCTTTATCAATGAAGCTGAGATCTACAGCTTTTGCAGAAAAGATGTTAGGTTTTGTTTCTGCTTTCTTGGTATCAGCAGCTGTTGGGGTTACGATACTATCTGCACCGGGGGCTCCAAGCCAGCTGTCTATGTCAAGATCTACTTGCTGTACAGAAGTCTGTACATTGTTCTGATTTTCCATAGGTTATATTGGTTTTTTATGGTGTACTTCTACAATAAAAATATACGACTTTAAACCCTAAAAATTTACTTTGTAGAGCTGAAGGGTACCTGAAGTATGGATAATAGAGCTATAGTTCTCTACTAACCCAAAGTTTAGTTTGACTTTTTACCAGGTTTGTCGTACTTATTTTTGTTTTCCCTGGCAATCTGGAGTTGTTTATCAGCTATATCTTTCTGAGCCTGAAGCCTTTCACGCTCAATCTGAAGCTTAGCACTGCCTTGTTCTTTCTGAGTAAGTGTCTGCTCACGCTTTAGGTTCATCTGATCTTGATAACGTTGTTCATTACGTATTCCTTCAAGAGCATCTTGAAAATCTGACTGCTGGTTCTGATTGATATCCTGCATAGCTCCATAGCCAGCAGCACGTATCTCAGCTACCGTAATATCTTTTTGGATCATCTTATCATCTCTATCAGATTGTGCCTGCAGTTCCATAGCCCTTTGTTTTTCTTGGGCCGCCAGCATTTCCTGCTGCATTTGCTGTTGCTGTTGCATCTCAGACTGCTTCTGTGCCATAGATTTTTCTTCAGCAGACTTAAGAACACCGGTAAGTTCAGCTATAGACTCAGACTTAATTACATTACCCAGGTCATAGATAGATGCACCAGTTGTGTTGTTGTTAATAGCCAGCTGTTTAAGCTGCTCCATAATGGCACGAGAGTTGGTCTTTGTAGTACAGAAGATATTCAGATCTCTTAATAGAAGATCTGTACCATTCATCTCAAAGTTTACTTTTTCATCTTTAGAAGTGATATAGGTAAGTCTTACACTAGGTTTCTTAGAATGGTAGTATTGAGCCAAGTCAGTTCTCATTTGGTGAACTCTTGGCATCAGGTTATCAGAGTGCTGAATAAAATACTGCTCAGTCTGTGCATAGCTGGCACTCATAGCCTGTTCTATACCAGTAGCAGTTTGCTGCTGAGCAATCTGCTGACCCATGCGTTGTGGGTTAAGACCAATAACCTCAAAGGCCTGGTTCTTAAAATACTGGGCAAGATTAATACGAGAAAGCAAACGGTTGGTCTGCTCAAGATTTAGCACCTGGTAGTGCTGGAAATTCAGAGCATTCTCTGTATTTGTAATAGTTGTATCCAGCGGTAGCATCTGGAAGTTCTTCATGGCCACATAGGCTTTGGCCAGATTATTTTTACCCCAGTCTTCTCCCAAAGAGTGACGAGGTAAAGAGTTCTGGTCCAATAGAATAACCGTACCTAGCTCATCTACAAGGATGTCAGCTATTTGGTTATTTACAATGTTATAACCTATCTGGTATGGCTTCATGAGATCAACCAGTGAAATACTGCGGGTGTTACGATCACCAAATACAGAACCTTCCACAGGAAGTTTGCAACCATAAAGAGTAGAATCTCCTTTAAACTGGAATGGAATCCGACCAGGCTTACCCCCATTCAAACCTAAATAGATAGGATTGATACCACCAGGGTTATTTTGACCCCAGAAAGCAGGACGGTTAGGTCCAATCTTGATACCACCCCAGGTCTCGTTGATCCAGATCCAGTCAATATGTTCACCAAAGATTAAGTTATCCTTGGACTTTTGTTTGTATATAACAGTGTTGTACTCAGGTTTGTCTGTTATCTTATAGGTTTCGTCTACAATGTCTTGTATAATCTCACCTTCTTCAGTAATCTTGGTAAGATGTCCTACTTTTCTCTGACTCTTCCAGTAGATTGAAGAAACCCTGAGCATATGACTTTTACCAAAGTCAATAGTATCTTCTGAGTCAGACATGATCCATTCAACTATATCTCCCGTACCAAATTGTGAGTCATACACAGAAGTAAACTGGCGGTAGGCCAAAGATGGCATTTGAGTATTCCACTCGTGAGAACGAGTAGGATCGTAATATGTACCATCGTTCTGGTATCCTTCAATAGGATAGCCGGCTGAACGTACAGGGTAGATAGCTTCCAAAGCTTCTAACTGATCCTGCGTCATCATCCATCCGTACTTGTCAATCACATCTGATACACTCATCAGATCCATTTTACCCACCCAGTTACCCTGGCTGATATAACGGACATCTGGTGATTTATGATAGAAAGTAAGCAGCGGATTCCAAAGCTCTACCTCATAATCATCTTCCATCATACGAAAATGCCAGAACTCTCGGTCTGTAATTAGCATATCACGAAAAGCACGCTCTTCTAGTTCTTGCATCTTAAACCTTTCCTCATCTACACTCATCTGGTGGGTAGCCCACTCTTCAATCATAGAACGGTAGTCTTTACGGAAGAAGCCTTCTATTTCCGGAAGCTTCTGCAAATTTTCAGGAGCAATGGCTTTTTGCATTTCTTCAGAGTCTAGCTCTATACCCATGTTCATCATCTGCATCATGACCCTGCGTTCAGCATCCTGAAGCAGTACATTTTCTACCATAGATCTTTTTTCCTCCATCATTTCGTTGTAGGAAATATCATCTACGGCCTTGAACATAATACGAGAGCTACGCTTAGAAAACTCGTTTGCGAGTACGTTAATTACGTTAGGAATAATAGGATAGAACTTAAGCTCTAAAGCAGACTGATCTTCTTTAGTAAGAGTATCTATCAGATCCGCCATCTCGTTGTCTTCTTCTACAATGTAGTCTGCCTTATCTATAATGCCTTTGGCAAGCTTGTAGTTCTTCATCAGCCTACGAGCATTACGCCTAACCTGCTTCATACCCTGCCACTCTAACCAGTCAAGGTTCCAGGCTCTCCATTCCTCATCCTTTTCCTTCTCAGAAAGAAACTGAATAGGTTGGGTTAGAGTACCCATCTTGTTATAGTCGGCCTTTTTACCAGCCTTTAGGTCTAGAGCGTTATATATCTGCATGATAATTAATTATTTAGGTCGGGTTCAACCTCGGTATTTGTAGTAAAAAAGGAATTAGCCGGTACTACAGTAGTAGTTCCAGTTCCACCAGTCCAGGTAATTGTTCCACTGCTAATACCTGTTCCATAAGGTTGAATTGGAACAGTCCAAGGTGTTGTAGTACCAGGATTAAATGTGGACGGAGTAACTTCCTCCTCTTCCTCCTCCTTTAAAAGAACTAAAGCCTCCTCTAAACTGAGTGAGCTTTCCTTTATCAGACGGGAAAGAATAGTTACTTTCTGTGCATGTAGTGGGGTGTTTTCCATTATTTTAGGTTTTTAAAGGGTGATCTGGGTGGTCTCATACCTGCAGAACTCCCTCTGGAAGAACCCATATGTCTAAAAGGTCCCCAATTTAATTTACTAAATTTCTGGGAGTTATCCAACTTTTGATCCGTAACTTCTACACGTTTAGCTAAACCTCTATTAGCTTGCTGTACTTTTGCAAAGGCCACTAAGGCACAAAAAGATACCAAACGGTCCACGTTGACCCCCTCTTGGTAAGCTTGCATCTCTTTTAAAAGCATGACATCCGGAATTCTTTCTACCCCGTAGATGGTCTTTACAATCTCTCCATCTGCCTTGGTTTCATGATCCAGCTCTTCTTTGAGGAACTCTATCCCGTAAGAGAGCAGGTTGCCCTTAAAGATGGTCCCTACGTTCTTCCAGCCGTATTCTTGGAACACGTTCCGGTTGGCACCCAGGTCTTTTAAAAACAGGATCATGTCTTTTGGTACAAGGTATCGTTGCTTCTTGCGGCTGATCATGTACTGAATAAACAGGGCCACGTTGTTTTCCACCACGGTCCAGGCGTTGTACCACTCAATGATAAGCTCCAGGCGTTCATGGGTCTTGTTTAGGTCATCAAACCTACCGCACCAGCTGGCTACAATTCTATCACGTTCTATGGTATTGGTTACCTTTCCGTTACCCTCGTCTTTAATTACTTCTACAGGATTCTTGTACACGTATATGGCACAAAGAGATTCAGAAGTTGTGGTCTTACCCTCTCCTACTGGATCCACAGAAGCATAATACATTCCAAAAGCAGGATCCTTTTGTGGTCTTTCGTACACACAAAGTACCCCCTCTTTATCTTCAGTCTTCTTAGAGATAGGAAATTCCATGATAGGAATCTTCCTAGATTGTTTATCTATAATCTTTCCCTCTGCGTTTCTGGATAGTTCTAAATATTCTACTGGGTATTCTTTATCCTGAATACGCTGCATTTGTTTAGACACAAGATGCGGAGGAAAAATAGATTCTTTTCTGGTAGCAAAAGCTTCTTCTATATTTGTTGGCTTCTGTGATATACGAAGCTGGTACTGTTCTGGTGTAAGGTCACGCTTCCAACGAATACGTTCTTCTACAATGGCTTCTAAAGCTTCTTCTACTTTAGAGTTACCAAACTCATCTATATATGGAGGCATGCTCCATTGTTCTGGTATAAAAAGACCAGTCGTGCCGATAGTGCCGTTCTTATCTATGAGATTAGAGGGTACAGCATAAATATCATTAGCTTCCGGTTGCAATATCATTAACTTCAAAGGTTCACACTGATCAAGGTCACCAACAGATCCTGCTGCTATAAACATACCGGTAGTTATCATACCACTCTGCATAGCAGGTCGCATGTACTCATAAGTCAGGTGCATCTTAGGAGCAATACCAGCTTCCTCGTGAAAGAAATAAGTACAAGGACCACCGACACCATTAGTAGGATCTTTCTCAAATGAAGTACCAGTAATGATACTCTTGTTTCCTTTATGAGTATCGCGACCACTAATACGTACCTTAATACGCTGCTGCCAAGAAAATACTTTATCAGGATCACTAGGTCTGTACCAGGCAGTATGTTCGTTTAAAAAAGTTCTGTACTCAGTAAGCATACGCCAGGTACCTTTCTCTGAAATATAGTCTTTAAGACTGGCACCTATCTTTAATACCGCACCATCTTCAAACCAATACATGTTAATCAGCTTAGCTGCATGAAAATATGATGAGGCTATCTGACGTTTCTTTAAGATAGCAGAATGTCTGTAGTGTAGTTCAGCTAATTGCTCGTAAAGAGCCATGTGATATTGGGCATCTCTTACTTTAGCAAAGTCAAACCGTTTTTCTTCTTTGTCATAGATAGGAAGAAAGTTTAGCCACATGTAGTAGTCCCGACTGATATACCATACATTAAGTCCGTTTTTGACAATAATGCCTGACTTACACTTCATTTTCTGGTCATCCCAGTAGTTAATAAAGTCTTTAGTCTTTACAGGAGCAGCACAGTAATATCCGTCTTTCTGAAACTTTTTAGCTTCAGCGTTAAAGATCCGACTGGTTTCATCAAACTCATATCTTCCCGGTTCTTTAAAACAGGATAATACAAAGTCCCTGAACTCTTCTCTTGAATAAAAAGTAGTTACTGTCCAGTGATCTTTATCAAAGGTTGGTATTTCTATATAGTGGTTACTTTTCACGAAATAGTTTTGCAATCTTCTTTACATCACCACCTGTCTTTTGCAATAACTCTAAGAGTGTATCAATTGACTTACTGCGTAATACACCGGGAACATTTTGATTACTCCAGTATGCGTTGTACTGGTCACGAGGAATAGCTGCCCAAGTTTTGGTAAACGTGTTAAAATGAAACACGTAATCATAAAGTATACTTTCTTCCATAGAATATAAGTTTATAGTTGCGGGGCTTAGAGTCGAACTAAGATTTCTGGGTTATGAGCCCAGTGTGCTACCATTACACCACCCCACAAT